AGCAACTAGTTTTTTTATTTCATCTGGACTCATTATTTGGTAGTTTTAGGTTGTGTTTTATAATCAAAATATCCAGAACCTCTAACACTAGAAATGGTTATAACGGCATTTAAAGATTTTGTTTTAGATTTTTTTGTTCTTTCATCAGTGTATCTTTTTTCAAAAATCACATTAAAAGTATTTGGTTTTCTTTCTTTTTCGTTTTTGTTCTTTATAATTATTTTAATGTCTGCTTTTTTATCGTATAAACTCAAGTAGTTATCTTCAACATCAATCTCTTCAACGGTAGCCTTATAGTTACCGTTTGTTTTGAAAATTATCGGGTCTCCGTTTTTATCATATGATTCAAAACTTAAATCATTACTTATCAGTACATATGTCAACGGTCTATTAACACTAAAATTTTTAAATGATTCACCAAGTTGTTTTTCAATTTTACTTATTTTGTACTTTTGAGCAATTTGTTTAGCTGGAAGAATACCAGTACCTTTTGGATTTTCACCCTTTATAGCACTCATAATTAAATTCCAAAGATTAGGTTGTTTATAAAAAGCTTTTTTCATCAACGGGTCATTTATGATAGCATCCATTAATTTTTTAGCGTCTTTCTTAGTATCTATTTCATCAGTCTCTGGTTCTGTTTTAGGTTCATCTTTTTTAGGTTCATCTTTTTTAGGTTCTTCTTTTTTACGGGTGCCTTTTTCATCAACAAAAAACTTTTTAACTGGAATAATAAATTCAAAACCTTCTTTATCAGCTTTGGCTGCTTTTGATTTAAACATTGTTGAACCATCTTCTTCATAAAAAGGGTTTTGACTCAAATCTATGGTCAATATTGTAGGTCTATAATTACGACCAACTTGTGTCAATTCTACTCTTAAAAAATTTTGCATTTGCTCCAACACAACACCATCCCATTTGAATTTCGAATCAAAGTGAATTTCATCACCAGTTTGAGCATTTTTTATTTCGTTATAGTATTGTTCTACAAATTCAGAACTAGTTTTATCTAAATCATGCTCTAATTCGTAACTATCCATTTGATGACCGCTTCTTAAACTTTGCTCATCAGCAAACACTTTCAACCCTACAACGTTATTGATGGTTAAATCACCACAATTACCAAACCTTACTTTAAACTTGTTTCCATAAATCATTGTATCAAAACGTGCATCGGTTCTACAACCTTTGGTTTTGGTTCCTTTGTTGATATCTTTTATCATTTTGTGACCATTTATTTCTTCAAATTTGAAATCAAATTCGTTTTCGTCACCAGTTTTAAGTCTAGTTATAACTGAAAAAAATTGAGCATTTGGGTTGTCATTAAAAAATAAAGATAGCTTTTCTGGGCTAGGTGCTTTTCTAGCCTCATCAACATAACTTTCTATTAGTCTAAACTGTTCTTCTGTTAATTTTATTTTCATGATAGTCTTTTTGTATAAATATCTTATAAAGTAAAAATCCCCATATTATGGGGATTTTTTTACTTTAATGGTACGTCACCATTTTTCATTCTTGTTTTTAATGCATCACCACTAATCTTTTTGGTTCTAGAACCCTTTCCATTACTGGCTTGACTTTGTTCTCTAGCTTTTTCCATTTGTTCTTCACGTTTAACAGAATCTCTAGTTAATTGTCCTATGAAAAATCGCCTCTCGTAAGTAGGCATCGACAAGACATCAGTATATGTCATATTTTTCATGTATTGTGTACAAATCCATATCTCTTCTAAAAGAGGGACTTTATACTCTGATGTTAGGCCAAAAAAACTTGAGGTTAAGGGGAAGAAAGGTTTCAATGGACTCACCTCCAGGAGTCTTAACCGTGATGTTCATATCAACGCCACATTCAATTTTGGTAACATAATCACTAAATTCTTTTGCATCACGAATCCTAATACTATTTACATACTCTCTAATAAAATTTCTATCTCTATTCCCGTTTACTTCAACAATCAAATGCTCCATGGTATATGTAGCCATATTATTCACAGGAACGTTATTTTTCTTGTCTTCCTCTAATCTAACCTCAATAATATCTGAATCACCACATGTCAACATTCTAAATTTAATTCTATTTTTACTAACTGGGAATACAAAATCAAACAACCCTTCAGAATCTGGTTCAGCACCTAAATTCTTTGTTTTAAGGTCGTTAAGATTTATTTCTGTGTCAAAAGGTACATCATTCTCATCAAATAATGTTACTTGATACATTTCACCATAAGCTGTTGCTCTTAACCAAAGCATAATAGCATTTCGGTCACCAACCAACAAGTCTTTGTATCTTAATTCTGGTTCTAAAATCTTTCTATTCATAAGAATCTCCAAGAACTCACCACTTTGCAATAAGTTAGGACTTGTAAGGATATTTTCGTCAGCAGTTGTCATATAAGACACTTTAACGTTTGGTTTTTTGTTTGCATATGTTTTACCTAAAGAAGGTAACGGAATAACATCAAATGCTGAATTATAGTTGGGTTGACTCAATTCAAGGATATAAGGGTTGATGTTTGACGACACCTTGCCATAATTTTGAGGTTGTGTTATAGGTTGTTGTGCTGGACTTTGATAATTATTTGTTTGCATAGTTTGACTTGTGTTTTGCGGATTATTTCTTTTTACAGAAGCTTCTTCATATTGTTGTTGATAACTCTGTGTTTGTGTAGAATTATTGGCCAATCGTTCATCACGAATACGCATTTGTTCTTCAGATTTTTTTCTGATTTCCAAAACTTCTTGCTCATATTTTGTTAAAACTCTTGGTGGTGGTGTTTCAGCCAATGACGGGTCTTGAACAACTCCTTGTTGTTTGTGCATGTTTATTTGTTGTTCAGTTCTTCTTCTCATCATCTCAACAGCGTCAGCATGTCCATTTGGTGTATCTTGAGGGGCCATTGAATTTACATAAATTTCTTGTGTTGCGGCCATTTTTTCAGCTTCAAAAGCAGCTTGTTTTGCTCTTTCATCCGCAGCCTCTCTTTCTTCCTTGGTAGGGAATACGTTGGGTTTTCTATCCATTTTAAAAACGTTTAATAAATTGTTATAACTTTCCAATAAATATAACAGTTCAATTTTTTTTGTAAATGTTTGGTCTTAAATAAAAAAAGGCCATTTATTGCCATAAAGCAACAAACAACCTTTTTTTGTATAGTTTTAACCTTGTATTAGAATAATAAGATAGCTCTGTCAAAACGCAATGTAGCAGTAATTTCTGCAATACCATCATCATCCATTGACAAATCACCAAAACCTACGTTGGTAAGCATTGTACCATCCAATAACCACTTTTCAACAACAACACCAGTCGGGTCAAGCATTTCAAGCTCTACTGGACGTTTGTAACCAGCGGCATAACCTTGACGACCTGTGATAGATTCAGAGTGAAGACGAACCCACTCCATAATTGCTTGAGACGCAGAAGGACCAATTGGGTCACGGAAAGTAACGTCAATTGCTTCCCATGTAAAACGACCAATTACCCATGTTGAAGTGTTAAGAAAAGGAATTTCTACCTCATTTTGTGTAATTGAAGGTCTTGAAGCAGATGCCAACCACCATTGTTGAATCCCTAAGTCAGAAGGGAAAGTAATAAGCCAACGATTCTTTTTCTTAGGTTCGTAAGGCAAGGGCATTTTCATTAATAAATCAGCCATGTTCTATTTGTTTTTTAAATTGTATTCTTATTTAATAATAAATATCTAAGAATTATTTTTTTGAAGGGGTTAGCCTTCTTTTCATATAAATATGGTTGAAAAGCAAAATATGCTTGATTTTGTGTATTTTTTTTAGTACCTTTGTAGAATGAGCAAATTACCATTTACCAAAGAGTTTTTATTAGAAAGATATAAAAACGACATTAATGAAATGTTGGATGAATGTGATTGGAAATCAACGATTGAAGATTACGATATCTGTAGTACTGTTGCCGATATAACCAAAGAAAATGGTGTTAATATTACATCATCCAAACTATTAGATTTATATAAAACCAAGATTAAGTCGCTTAATATTACAGATGAGAAATGGAAGGCTGAGTATCGGTCTTGGGAAGAAGGTGTTCCGAAGATAATAGACATGATTTATGAAATAATTGAAGAAAATGTCTAAAAAATTTGGAAGTTAAGTATTTTTTTATTACCTTTGTATAAATTAAGACAAATGAAAAGATTATTCACCTTTGCACTTCTTATTTTATCCTTGGCCGCTTCAGCCCAAGACATTGAATTAATGAGCAATATAAACGCATACAGAATTCATTACAACAAACCAACTTTATCGTGGTCAAAAGATGTTGCGGATATTGCCGTAGAGCAAACAAATTTTATAATCTTACAGGATAGTCTTAGTCATTCACATTTGGCACCAGAAATTGCTACCATGGGTACAACACTTCCAGCAACACAAACCGATAAAGACAACTTTGCTAAATTTTTGAAATCAACATTCAACATTGATTATGTTGAACCCAACAACGATAGTGATGTTAATAAAATGGTCAAACTGTATATAATTTACATGTTCGACAAATCACCAAAACATAAAGCTATTCTTTTGGGTGATTACAAATATGTTGGATTTGGATTGGTCGTAAAAGATATCAAACATAAACCAAATACTGTTACAATTGGTGGTAAAACCATAATCTTAAAAAGATTTGCAGACTATTACGAAGTAAAATTTTATTCAGTATTTGATTTTAAAACTTCGTAAAACATTTAATAGGACCTCTAATGTGTTTTGCTTTGTGGTGGTTTGGTTTCTTACAACTTACCTTTTTATTTTTGAATTTTAACTTTTTGCTTTTGTCTGAAGAAATAAAAACCTTGCTTAGTTCAAATCTATATTTTTTAACTATTTCCTCTGGTTTAGGGTTTTCCTCTGGTAGTTCTTGTTTAAATTCAACAACCATTTTTATTTTAACATAACGAAACTCAGATGTTTTCTCTCTTAACCCTTCCAAAGCAGCTTTATTGTCTTTAACTTTTAAAAACTGACTAGTACTAACAACATCAGAACCATTGTTTGGTATTTCCCTATGTGTTATAGAAACATTGCTATCTAACGAACTTATCAAATCTGAAACGCTTTTTGTTCTCAAAGAAGCTAACTTTATATTACCTGTTGGGTCATCATTACTGATAAATTTAGGTGTTCTTTCGGCATCAGTTGAAGACTCGATATTTAAAGAAATAATTCTACCACCAGAATTTTGAATTGAATCCAAAGTATTTGTTATAATCCCCACACCATCAGAGTTAAGTGTAAATCCACCGCTAGAAAATAAATTATCATTTCCCAATTCTAACTCTACTGTGTCTCTAATAGTAACTACGGTTTTGATGGCGGCTCCTTTTACGGTATCAGCACTAATTTCAGATTTTTTTAAAGCATAACCCCTAGCTAATTCAACATCCAAACTTGACAAATTATCAACAACCTTGTTGCTAACTTTGTAGTTTATTTTGTTATCATCAGCGACCTTATTAAAATTATCTTTAATTTTTTCAGCATTTTTAGCCATCAAAGCGTCTGGATTTTTCATTCCTTTTTCTTCGAAAGCCTTGGCCAATTCTTGTGTTTTGTTTTCGTCTTCAAGAGTTGCTTTTATTTGAGCCATGGTTTGGCTATTTTTAAGAGCATCTTGTGCCACAGCTTTATTAACACCAGTCAAACCAACACCCATAAGCATAGCAACACCCAAAAGAACCTCTTTCCAGCCTTCTTCTAATAATTCTGGACCCAAGTCTATGTTTTCATTTAAAACGTTTTCAGATGCCATTAAACGGCTCTCTTGTTCACGCAATAAAATTGATTTGTATTGCTCAGATGTTATTCTTATTTTGGTCATGATTTGTTTTCTCTATAAATATTGCCATAAAACAAAAAAGCTCCCATTTGGGAGCTTTTATGTTTATTTTTAAATAGATTAGATGTTATTGAATGAAGCACCAGTGTTCATGATAACGAATTCAATTTGGATGAATTCAAGACTTCTTGTTGGTTTCAAGAAGATTTGACCAGTCAATTGATTTCTGTCGATGTCTTCTGGACTGCTTGAAAGAACAACACGGAAGTCAGTCAAACCTCTTTCAGTTCTGATATTGTCCAAGATTGGATTAACCAGTGCCAAGAATTGGTTTCTAACAACAGCATCATTTTGTTCAAACAACAATCTGATAGATACAGCAGAGATAAGTTTTCTAGCTTGTAACAACAATCTTCTAACGTTGATTCTGTTAAGAGCTGTTTCTTTAACTTGAAGTGTTTTGTTACCCCAGATTTTGATACCATCAGATGTGAAAGTAGCGATTGGGTTAATTCTGTTTTCATAAAGATTATCTCTTTCTGAAAGTGTAAGCTTCTTACGAGCTTGGATAGCATCTACATCACCACGTTGGATACCAGCAACCGCAAACCATGGGAATGCAATGTTGTCAGTCAACGCAATGTTACGTACTACGTCTCTAGTTGGTGGAACGAAAATCAATACGTTGTTTTCAGCGTCATTGATTTGAACCCATGGCCAGTAAGTACATGTATAGTTACTGTCAAATTGGTCAGTCAAATAATCAACAACTTCTTGTGTACTTAATAATACACCATCAACAGCATCTGGAGTTGTTACAATATACAATGAGTCAGCTCTTTCTTGCTCAACCATTTCAATTGCAGCTTCAACCAAGTTTGTGTTATCCACGGTGTCAATACCTGGAGTTGCAAACACGTTGATGTTTACCGCTTCTGGATTTCTAAATGTCCAAATAGCTTCCAAATATGCATAGTAGTCAGAGTTGATACCTAAGTCACCGTTGCTAAGTGTTTTGTTTTGGAATGCACCACTTGTCAAACCAGCTTGACCTTTGGTTCCGTTGATAATGAAACTATCCAAATTACTTCTTCTAGTTCTATAAACATCCCAACCATCAAAACCACCGTAAGGTACAAATGTAAATTTACGAGCGTAAAGTTTTTCATAGTCAGTTCCAACCAATCCAGCATCTGTTCTAAATTCAGCGTTACCTGTATCGAACAAGAATATTGGGCTGTAAGTACCACCACTAGTGTTTATAGTTACTACAACATTGTCAATAGTAACACCAGTAGCATCAACGTCCATGTGGAAACCTTTGGTCATACCAGTCCATTGATTTAATGAAGGAGTTGTAGGTACACCTTTGTAATCAAAGAAGTCAGTATCAATTCCTACGGTTTCAGAAACACCTAAATAAAATTTACGTTTGTTTTCGAATGTACCATAAGTTGTTTTATATGTAAGTATTGGGTTAAGTACACTAGTATTGCTGTTGCTTTGGTAATCACGAATTGGGAAACCAACGAAACCAGCTGGAAACGCATCGCTTGTATCTGAAGTATCATCCATTTCAATCAACACGTAAGAAGATTTAGAAACGTATACACCATCAGTAGTACCTATTCTTCTAGCAACATAGTTAGCAGAAGTCGGGTCCATTGTACAACGACTGTAGCTTTCCAATACTACTGGTTGAGCATCAGTATCGTAGAAACTTCTGATATGAACATCAAATTCTTTTGAATCTGGTTTAATGTTAAGAATAGAAATTTTGAATTGTTCGTTAGCAGCATTACCATCAGAGATAGTTATGAATCTAAACAATCTTAATACTTTATTACCACGCAATTCTGATACAACGTAAGGAGTTACAGCTGATTGGAATTCTTGGAAATAATCAGAGTAAGTAGTACCGTAGTTGATAAGACTTTGTTTGATACCTTTGATTTTACCTTCAGCATTAAGGTCTCTGAACAAATTGTCGTACAATTCTTCTACGAACAATGCAGTTTTACCATCTTGAGCATTTCTACCCAATACTTTAGGCAAGTAATTTCGTTGTGTTCTGTCCATAGACACAGTGTAACCAAACAATCCTTGAAGAGTTGAATTACCGCTCAAAGAGAATGTACCTAATGGGTCGTTGGTAGCGGCAGAATAAGCTGGGTCAAATATAACACCAGTTGCACCTGTAACTTCAAATGCTGGCAATTGAGTAGATACATCAATAGTACCTCTTGAACGTAACAAAGCTACCAGTTGATTTTCAACATCACTATATGATGAACCAGAATAGTAAACAGTCACACCAGTTGTTGTACCTGTAATAGAAGTTGTCATACCAGCACCTGTGTAACTTGTTGCATTAACATACAAATTGAAAGATGCACCAGTAAAGGTAGAACCTACTTTGATAAATGTAGTACTAATATTTACACTAGAACCAGTTGAAGCTGTCCCTAAGTAAGACAATGTAGAAGTTAAGTTTCCAGCATTAATCAAAGATTGAACCAATGGGTCAGCAGAAACAAGGTTTGTAATTGTACCAGCAGATGTAGCTGAGAAGCTAATCAATGGATTTTTTGATGAACCACCAGAAGTAGTTCCACTTGTTGCAGTATCTAATGCCGCATCAAGAGTGATACCCCAAGCCAAACCAGCATCAAAACCAGAAAAACCTAATACTCTTGTTACGAATAATTGGTTTGATTGAGAAAGATATGATTTTGCTATGTAAGGTAATTCATATTGTGGGGCTCCAGTATCTTTTACTTTAGTAGCATTTAAACCACCGAAGAAAGATTGGAACTCACCGTAATTACTAATGAAAATTGGTTGGAAAGCTGGTCCAATTGTGGTTTCACCTACCAATCCTAGGGTTGTCACACCAACTTGTCGTGTGACAAATGTTAAGTCTTTTTCAGAGGTATAAACACCTGGACTAACGAATACTTGTGTTGCCATATTGTTTTTTGTTTTTAGTTTATTATTTACTTTATCGTTTTGTTTATTATAAATATTCGGTTTTCTTCAAAAGTAGGCCCCATCAAAAAGATATATTTATTTTAGTAGGTTTTTTTTCATACTTTTATCATACTTATGGAAAAAGACACTATGAAAAGGGATAAAAACATAAAAATAACAACCAAAACACATGAATTACTTAAAAAGTATTGTGAACAAAATGGTCTTAAGATGTTTTCATTTGTGGAGAAATTGATTCGTGATACTTGCACACCCAAAAAAGATTTGTATGGTGAAAATTAAAACGTTGTTATTATAACAAAACCGTTACCTCCATTTCCACCAGTACCACCAGTTATCCCACCACCAGCTCCACCTCCACCACAACCATACGCACCGTGTCCACCACCACCACCAACTCCACCAGCAAGACCGTTACCACCACCACCAGCTCCACCTAAAAAAAATAAAGGATATCTAACAGAAGAATTTGATGATGGTAATTGAAATGCTAAACCAGCAGCACCAGCAACACCAGCTGCACCTCCAGCATTACTTGGAAATATACCAGCACCTGTAATACTTCCACCAACACCGTTTGTACCACCACCAGTTGCACCACCACCACCAGCACCACCTGTATTTGGTAGAGTAACAGCAATAGCACCACCAGCAGCACCAGCACCACCACTAGCCCCACCAGATTGCCCAGTACCAACAGTTAAAACTCCATAAAAACTTGTTATACCACTAAAACTACTAAATGTGCTTCCAGCTCCCCCAGCAGCACCGCCAGCAATACCACCAGTAGCTGGAGCAGCTCCGCTAGCAACTATAACATCAGTATAACCTGTGCTAGGTTGTACAGAAACATAAGATAAGTTCCCATTACTACCAGCGGTACCTACTGTCCCAGCTACACCACCAGCTCCACCAACCCCAACGTTTACATATAAAACGTCTGGAACTATAGCGGCTGGGATTGTTAGTTTTGAATTTGAACTACTACCACCACCAGAACCACCATTTTTATTAACACCAAAAGCAGCTGTAACACCACCACCACCACCAGCACCACCACCCACGGCATAAATAGAAATAAGTTTTGCATTTCTAGGTTTACGCCATGTTTGCCATGTAGTTGTTGAACCATCTGAATAAAACACTTGCATGTTTTCAGCAGTGTTGGGTAAATTAAATATATCTATCATTATTATAAAATATTAAAACGTTGTTATTATAACCAATCCATTACCACCTCTACCACCAGCTCCACCTGTAGTTCCAGCACCACCGCCACCACCACCGCTTCCGATACCACCAACACCACCTCTACCACCAATACCAGCCCCATTGGCACCACCACCAGCACCACCAGTTGAATACAAAGGGTATTTTTGTGATGAATTTATAGAAGGTAGTTGACCCGTATAACCATCACCACCTATGTTTTCACCACCAGCAGCACCACCAGAAACTGCTGGTGTAAAAACACCAGCAATAACACCTCCACCAGCACCATTTACGTTAATGTTTGATGAACCACCGCCACCAGCTCCACCTGTCATTGGAAAAGTTATCGTTGAAACGCTAGTACCATTACCACCAGTGTTAGCACCACCTCCACTACCAGCAACACCACCATTAGATAACATATTCCCAAGATATGATATATATCCAGATGTGTTTGTAAAAACAGCAGCAGAACCACCACCAGAGGCAGCAGTAAGACCACCATTTGCACCAGGCTGAGTTAATAAAACATTTATAGCGGCAGTTGAATTTGATACAATAGAAACATATGATGTACCTCCACTAGTCCCATTCGAACCACTACCACCACCAGCTCCACCAGCTCCAACATTTATGTATAAAGTATCTGGAATAAAATTGGCTTGGAAAAAAGCCCTAGTTAATCCAGAACTACCACCACCACCACCACCAGTCCTAGCCAAACCAGCACCAGCTCGACCACCTCCACCTCCACCTCCTCCACCTATACATAAGATATGTACAAATTTTGCATTTCTAGGTTTACGCCACGTTTGCCATGTGCTTGTTGTCCCATCACTATAAAATATTTGTGTATTTTCAGCAGTATTGGGTAAATTAAATATATCTATCATTGTTTAATTTTATCAGAATGTTGTTATTATAACCAATCCATTACCACCTCTACCACCAGCTCCACCAAGTACTCCAGCTCCACCACCACCGCCACCACTTCCGATACCACCAACACCACCTCTACCACCATTTGAAGCACCACCACTTGCACCACCAGCACCACCAGTAAATAATAAAGGTAAACTAACAGAAGAATTACTAGAAGGTAGCTGACCTGTATAACCTTCACCACCATCAAGTGTTCCACCCGTAATACCACCATTTATCGTTGGTATGATACCAACACCAGCAATTGAACCTCCGTTACCAAGTGTAGTTTGACCAGTAGTTGCACCACCTCCACCAGCACCACCAGATAATGGATATGTTATTATTATATTATTACCATTACCACCAATGTTTGAACCGCCTGTCCCACCAACAACACCAGCATTACTAGTTATAATACCATAATAAGCAAAATTAGCATTACCTAAAGCAATAGCTGTTGTACCAGCAGAACCAGCAGTACCAGCAGCTTGTCCAAAACCACCAGCATTAGCGTATAACAAAACATTAGCAGCTGTTGTGTTAGGTTGCATAGAAACATATGATGTACCACCAGCAGTACCATTAGCACCACTAGCCCCACCAGCCCCACCAGTACTAACATTTATATATAAAATATCTGGTATAATTGAACTTGGAAATATTCCATTGTTTATACCTCCACAACCACCGCCACCACCACCAGCTCTATTACCAGAACCAGCTTGACCACCACCACCACCGCCACCAGCCCCTATGCAAAGAACGTGAACAAAACTAATATTTCTAGGTTTGCTCCATATTTGCCATGCAGTACTACCGTTGGGGGAGAATACTTGTATGTTTTCACTAGTGTTTGATAAATTAAAAATATCTTGCATAAAACTTTTATTTATTTTTAAGCCCAACTAGGCAATGGTGCTTCACTAACAATCACATTATATCCGTAAGGTGGAATTAAATCAAGGGTGTTTCCATCCATGTCAGCATATCTTATAACTTGACCACCAGAACATATCATATAAAATGTTCCTTGATATCCGTATTCAAATTTACATAATGAGTATGTCATGTTAGTATTTACCTCCTATTACTGTAGCTATCCAACCAGCTGCGTTGGGTGCTGTTCCTAACGTTATAAATAATCTGTAGTTTGGTGGTAAAGCCATGTTAAGTGGTAACTCATAGTTGGCTTGAGCCGCTGTTTGTGTTACGGATGTAGCTGGAAGTGTTATCTCATCCCAAAGCGTGTTATTTGAAGCAGTGGCTGTTGTACCACCATTATTGATAAAAACCCTAGCAACCGTAGCAGCAAGGTTGGTACCAAGTGTTCTAAAACGTATTCTTTGTACGTAACCACCTTGTGTTGTATCAGCTGAAAAACATTGGTATGAAGTACCAGTTGTCAAATCAACTGTTGTGTTGGCTGTGTTTGCTGATACTGACCATTGCACATCAGCAATTCTTGTGTAAATTGGTAAACTATTTGGCATAATGTTTTGTTTTAATTATCTCTTTATGTTAAATATACAGAATTCGCCAATGCGAACGAAAGTCCGTAGTTATATGACGTTATTGCACTTAAATTTATGTATTCAACAGCACCAGTAGTTGCATCTCTACTTAAAATTTGAGTAGTAGTATCATCATTTACTGGTACACTAGTCAATGTTAATGTATTTGCAGAAAGACCACCAGTAAAAACTGATGCGTTGCTTACTGTACCACCACTAAACGAACCACCACCACTAATACCTGTTAAATTGCTACCATTACCATAAAAAGTAGTAGCACTTACTGTTGTTGCTGTTAAACTTCCAGATATTGTACCACCAGTAAAAAATGCGTTTTGGATATTACCACCAGAATCTTTAAAATACGGTAACTTTGTAGTTAAATCGTAAAAATAAGTATTGTTGGCAATACCACTCCAATCAGTAGTACCACTAGTTGTATATGCATAATTTATAGCTGCGGCTTGTGTACTTGCCGTTAAAGTTGTTATAGCCATTATTGTTTATTTTTAATCATTTCCATAAAATTATCCCAAATGATTTTTTCGTTATCTGTTAATTCAGAATAAATCACTTCGTATTGTTGTGGTTGATATATGTCACTACCATATTGAGCCAACGCTCTTACAATAGGACAAGTTATTTCTGTTAATTGGATTACTATTTGATTTATATTTTCCATATTAGTTTATAGTTAAGTTTCCTTGGTTATCTGATGTATTTGTTATACCTTGTGTTATATTAGCGTTTACTGATGTAGTGGCACCAATAAATGTTGATTTACTATATTTTACTGTATAAGCACTAGCACCATTTATACAATTAGCTGATGAGTTGGTAACAATAAAAGAACAATCATGAAATTCTTGATTTGCGGTTTGAATCCTAACAGCATGTCCACTTGAGTTATTCCAATTGGAAGTAAAACTACAACCAATAAATCTAGTAGTTAATAATCCAGAGCTAGTTAACATACCAATATTAGAAGTTGATATCGAATGACAATTATGTATATTATTATTATAACCTACCATTCCACTTCCACTAGTAGACACACCGACACAATTATATGCTGGTACGTAAATATAAGGATAAAAACCTGTACTACTGTTGCTAATACCTACTGAATTATAAGTAGCTGATTCATTATATAAACCGATACCAGTGTTGCTCTTTCCAACACAATTTGAAACTACACCAGCTCCGTATATACCACGACCAGAGTTTGATTCACCAGTACACATTCTTAACTCACAAACACTACCGCCTATACCATTTGAACTATAAGAGTAACCATATGAATTACGAAAATTGGCACTATTACCATATAAACCAGCTCCACCACCACTAGTCGCCAATTGTCTTGCCGATATTCTATTACCTTCAGAATAAACCAAATAACAAGCATAAGAACCGTCAGTTGCTGTTGATTCGCAATATATATTGTCAACATAAGCATAGCTAGAAGGTGCACCATAAACTAAAACCGTATAATATCCAGAATAATAAGCACCGCCTATCAACGTAAAACTAGTTACTAAACTTTGTGTTGAAAAGCAACCCTTTTGTGCTTTAAATATTGAACTTTCAAAATTACATGTAACTGAATTTGCGTTAACATAAACACCTAAATTTTGATATGAAGTTGTAATAGTACTACCAGTTCTAATCAAACTTAAATTTCTAATTGTGAAATCTCCAGATGAAGTAATTTGAAATGCGTTTGTTGAACCAGAATTATTTAAAATATAAGTATGACCATTTCCATTGATAGCTACACCAGCTTTTAATGTAATTGTAACCGCACTGGTTTCAGTAACATCAGAAAACATTTCAACAACATTACCAGAAACAGCCGCAGCCATAGCAGCTGTTAGCGTTGAGTAAAATGTATATGTTCCAGCACTATTTGCAATACCAAATATACCAGATGGTGTTGAAATACCTGTTAGATTGCTACCATTACCATAAAGCGTACCACCGCTTATAGTTGTTGCACTAAACGTATTCGCACTTAAACCACCTGTAAATAAAGTTGGTCCAGTCACTGTACCACCACTAAATGAACCACCGCCAGTTGTTCCAGCAACTACATAACCATTGGCATCAATACCTAAATTATTTACACTAGTACCACCACTTAGATATTTTATGTTAAAATAAGGAACATAAACTGTGTTGTCTGTTGTACCTGTTATAGTTGTACCAAATACTACTGTACCGTTACCTAGAGCTTGACTATTATTACCATGTACAAATGATGTGTTACCACTGGCAACCGAACCAACACCACCAGCGTGACTATAATTACCACTAGCTATTGTCTCTCTACCTTCAGCATGACTTGCATAACCACTAGCTGTTGTATATTCACCTTCAGCATGACTTCCATAGCCACCACTAGATATTGTACCATAACCTTCAGCATGAGTATATTTATAAGTTGCAGTTGTATAATTACCTTCAGCATGACTGTGTTCACCACTAGCTATTGTCTCTCTACCTTCAGCATGTGAATAAAGACCACTAGCTATTGATTGATAACCTTCAGCATGACTATAATCACCACTTGCTGTTGTGTTATAACCTTCAGCATGTGAATAAAGACCACTAGCTATTGTATAAGCTCCTTCAGCATGACTCGAATCACCACTTGCTATTGTGTTATCACCTTCAGAATGTGAATAAGGACCACTAGCTATTGTATAAGCTCCTTCAGCATGACTCGAATCACCACTTGCTATTGTGTTATAACCTTCAGCATGTGAATAAGGACCACTAGCTACTGATTGATAACCTTCAGCATGTGATGAATCATTATTTGCGATTGTACTATTTCCTTCAGCATGTGAATAAGGACCACTAGCTATTGTATAAGCTCCTTCAGCATGACTCGAATCACCACTTGCTATTGTGTTATAACCTTCAGCGTGACTGTAATCACCGTATGCTGTTGATTTGTTACCTTCAGCGTGACTTTCAGTACCAAAAGCATATGTACCAGAACCTTCAGCGTGACTACCTTTATTATTAGCTGTTGTACTATTTCCTTCAGCATGTGAATAAGGACCACTAGCTATTGTATAAACTCCTTCAGCATGACTATAATCACCACTTGCAATTGTGTTATCACCTTCAGAATGACTTGAAATACCGCTAGCAGTTGTAGCATAACCTTCGGCCAATGAATAATCACCAGTAGCGTCTATACTACTATTATTCTTGGCTTTTATTGTATATGAGCCAGTTGAACCAGGTTCCCAATAAGGTGTGTTTAAATAAGTGGTAGCACTTACTGTGGTAGCTGTTAAACCATTTGTAAATACAGTATTACCAGATACAGTGCCGCCCGTAAACGGTATTGTTAAACCAGTTACAGTAAACGTACCACCTGTATTATTGGTAAATGTAGCAGTGCCATTGTTATAGGTACCACCAGTAACTCTTACATCTATAGGTAAACCAAGATATGTAGTTGCAGATAAACTACCGTTAATAACCAAATTATTAGTTATTGTCCCACCACTTTTATCTAATTTATTATTTAGATTAGATTCAATTGTTTGAATTATTGAACAACCACTCAAGGTATCACAAGTCAAACCTTGTTGAGTTGGCAAAGTTGAAACTGCGTATGAATAATGTTGAAGACCTTCACTAACAAGTGTTATTGTATGTGGTTGATTACCAGTATTTGTGGCTCTTACAACAGAAACTATACTATCAGTAACAACAACAGGAGAACCACTAAAATACACATCAGTTAATTGCATTGATGGGGTAGGTGAGTTGGTTGTTACATTCGTTGGGTCAGTTGTGAATAATAAAGTTGATGTACCACCACTTGATAATTTATATACCTCAACAAAAATATCAAAACTAGCATTATTGTTTTGTTTATATGAATGCAAATAAAATGACCATACACCACCAGGTATTAACGTAACACCCAAAACGTCTGATTGGAATGATGCTATTGTTCCTGTTGCACCATTGTTTATGGTTACACCAGTTGATTGTTCAGCAGCAGTACTAGCAGTCGTACTCAAATATCTGTTTCCATTTTTTGATTGTGAAAGGTTCAAATAAAATAATTGACCACCGCCACCACCAATTGAAAAACCACTAACATTAAAAGTTCCACCAGTATTGTTGGTAAATATTGCATTACCGTTTGTATAAGTACCTCCTGTAACAAAGACATCTTTAGGTAACCCTAAATAAGTTGTTGCTGATAATGAACCATTAACGGTTAAACCAGTTACAGAGTTTATGGTTGCTGAAAAAGATTCTCCATTGGTAGAATCAATTTTAAATGTGTTAGCATTGTCATATGTAAACGCACTTATGGTTGTGTCAGTATAACCAGTCAAAAAACCAGTCACACTAAACGTACCACCTGTATTGTTTACAAACGTAGCAACACCTGTAACAGGGTTATAAGTACCACCAGTTATAGTAATATCAGAAGCCAACGTTGATAAACTTTGTGTATAACTAGTTCCATCGTTTTGATTGATTGTTATATTGTAATTTCCATTGTTAAAAGTAAATCCAGTTACATGTATATCCAAAGGTAAATTATAATAAGTTGTAGCTGATACTGTATTAGCAGTTAAACCATTTGTAAACACAGTGCTACCAGATACCGTACCGCCAGTAAATGAAGTAGCTGTATTAGTACTAAAACCAGTTACACTAAAAGTACCGCCTGTGTTGTTGGTAAAGATAGCTGTTCCACTTGAATAAGTACCGCCAGTTACATATGTATCCTGTGTTACAAGACCTGTTAAATTAGAACCATTACCATAAAATGTGGTTGCTGAAATAGTAGTTGCCGAAATGTTGTTCGAAATAATTGAATTCGCATTAAAAATACCATTCACAGTTAATCCAGTAAACGTGTTTATAAACGTATTTAAGTTAACACCATCATTACGACCAATAATCAATTGATTATTTGAAAAAGTAACACCAGTAACATACGTGTCAGCCGAAAAACTACTTAAATTAAGTGTATAAGCTGATAATGCATCATTTCTATTAAAATAAACAGTGTTACCTATAATAGTAGCACCAGTTGTATAGTAATCTGTGAAACCAGTAACAACAATTATAGAATTGTCTTCTTTATAAAGTGTAAGAGTATCGCCAGTACTATTAAAAGTACCACCAGTAATATTTTTTAAATTGATGATATCTATCAAATTTGTACCACCACTATAATAAATTTCTGAATTTATTTCATGTGTATATATATCATTATTTGAATAAATAGTCCCATCAAATATCATAACATTAGTCCCTAAAGATATACTAGTATTACCGCTACATGATGTTATAAAATTACTATAAAATCCAGTGCAAGCACTTAATATCGGGATGTTATCACTTAACGGCTCGATTATAAATGTTTGATTTATGTCATATCCTGTTCCTACGTGGCTCATGCTGTTGTGTTTCCAATTAATGTGAACTTTCCAAGTGTTAGAAAGCCTTTATATACTTTTACCTTTACAATATCATTTGCAAATAAATTTAAAGGTGTTGATAAAACTGTTCCATCAAAAACAACTGAATTGTTAACCGTAATAATAATTCTGGTTAAGTTTTCAATATTTGTTAATTGCGTAAATGAAACATCATATTGAGCCGTAAATGTAAACTGATTATCAGCTTTAGGTTTCCAAACAAAATTATAAGTGACTTCATGACCTTTTTTAATAGGTTCAAAAATTACATCGTTATAAATTCGTCTTTCATCCAATTCCAATGTTGCAATCATTCTATTGATTGTTGGAATCACTTCATAATCTTCTTCATCCAACAAATAACCCAATAGTTTCATTTCAAACATTTGAACATAGAATCTTCTATTTTCAAAGTTATCAATATTACTTTCATCACCTATGGTTTCCAAATGCAAAGGCATTGGATGACCATTTACGTTGATATAACATTGTCTAGATTGGAACGCTCTTTGAACAGCTCTATTAAATTTGTTCAAATCTTTCATTCTATTTGTAAACAATCTTACTTCATAAGTAATATCTACTGGTGTTGGTTGTGGAACCTTGTAAAGGTCAATACCATGTCTAACTCCGTCCCATGTAGGAACTTTCATATAAGTGTAAGTCCTACCACCTGGTATGTTCCACAATCCAGCTTGATTTTGACCTTGTTGAATGTCTGGTCTTCTAACTACCGTTATGAACGGCATCTCAATATTTTTATATTCTTCAGAAAATTGCCATGTTTTGGTAAATTCAGTCCATCTTTGTATGGTTAAAAATACAACTGGAACCTTCTTGCCATCAACCGATATAGACAATCCATTGTCAGAACCCAAAAACTCAATAAAAGTCTGGTCCATATCCTCTTCAAGCACACCTCTAGGTAAAAAAGTGCCTTTATCGGCTATACCATCAAGAATTTCTTGTCTTCTTTCTGGTCCAATTTTACCACTAACGATGTTAATGTCTGTCTTATATCCTTTTGGCATTGCCATATCTTATAAATATTAGTCTTTTGTTATTACATACCACGGAATTCAGTATTATCTACTGGAGCACATTTTATTGTTCTAAATGCACCTTTGTATCCCATGATGGTGTGTTTGTTGTCAAAGTTTTTAATACCATCATTAACAACGCTGAAATATCTAATCTCAGTTTCAGTAACTGGATAACCTATGTAATCACCATAACTTATTTGAGTGTCTAGTTCAGACAATTGAGCATCATAAATACCGAAGGTTAAATTACCATCTTGAATATACCTTAAACTACCATTTTTATTGTAGGTTTGGTTTTCTGGTTCATCCATGATGGGTATAACCTTTAGCTCAATTGGTGGGAAAAATCTTATACCGTCTTTTGATGCTTCCCCGTAAAGAGTATCAAATTCAGTAAGTTGCCTATCAATTCTGTATAGAATTAAAGTGAAATTTCCGTCACCCTCAATGGCCTCACGTCCCATTGAAATTTCAAGTTCAAAATCCTCTTCTGAAAAGAATTTATTGATTCTTGTTATTGGTGTTACTTTCTTATTATCCATTGGTTTTCTATATAAATATTTATCTTTTGATTAATCGTAGACAAACACTTGATTTTACCATAAAAATTTATTATATTTAGATATAATTACTAGGAATAAACCAAAAGATTTGATAAATTTAGATGACATAAAAGGACACTCAGCTCTTTCGCTACTTGAAACATATAGCGGAATAAATCCTTATTTATTAAAGCTCAAAAATGAGTACCTTAAAAACGGAAAGCTGACACTTACTGAGACCCAATCCAAATATATCATTGAGAACCATAACAGGGAACCTCAAATGATTAATAG